AATAAAGGAACCAAAAACCTTACCTAATGAAATGGTTAACGAATTAAAAGATCTTTGGCTATGTACTCATACCTTTAGAAAAGATGGTATGTTGTATTTTTGTCGAGAAGTAGAATCAATCCCGTTTGAAATTATAAATTAAAATCATGAAACAACAACAACCACAACAACAATTAAATATTGACATCAAAGCAACAGCTCCTATTAAATCACCAGAAGGCAATATGGTGTTTCAAGAAGGTGTAATTTTACGTAAAGTATCTAAATTTATCGCGGGTACTGCCGAAGATGGGGTTATCCCGGTGCCTGTATTTTTTGACGTAAAAACCGGTAAAGTATTAATTGAATTACTACCTAAGGAGCTTAGAGAAGAATTTCAAGAGTTATATGACAAAGAAGACGCAACAAAATAAATCATTTACTATATTTGATTGGTTAAAAGAGATTACATATACTAAATCTCCAGTATCCAAATTTAGTGAAAAAGATTGGGAATCATTTAATCCTTATATGGTAACCCGCTTTTTAAGTATGTCGCGTGAGTATATAGATTTGGTAAATTATGTGCAAACTATACCATATACTGAAAAAGAAAAATATTATAGAATATATTGTGAATTTACCCCTAAAAAACAATTTTTTCAAAAATATATTAAATCAACCAAAAAAAGTCCTCCAAAAGATATAATAGAACAAATTAGTAAATACTATGAATGTTCGTTTGGAGAAGCAGAAAATTATAGTTATATTTTAGGGGATATTGGTATAAAAGAAATTTTAACAAAATTAGGATATGAGTCAAAATAAAACCCGAGAAATAGAAGTAACAGACTCCATTGTAGATACAATTGTAGATAAATTTGTTACTAGAGCTAAATTTGGTAAAAATAAATACGGAACCGATTTAGATAGGACCGATTTATCAGTAGTAGACTGGATTAATCATGCCCAAGACGAGCTTCACGATGGTATATTATATCTAGAAAAATTAAAACAAACCTTAAGTGGCAAATAAAACACCACAAATAGTAAGAGAGGTTAAAAAATTTGTCCCTACTAAATTAAATTACGCTTATCAAAAGCAAATTTCGTTTAGTCAATTTTCAACCTATATTCAATGCCCCCATAAATGGGCATTAATGTACAGGGATGGGCACTATAAATCAGAAGTGTCCATTCATATGACATTTGGAACTTCTATGCACGAAACTATACAGCATTATTTAGATGTAATGTATAATCAAAGTACAGCGGCTGCTGATAGAATTAATTTAGAAGAATATTTTGAAGATAGATTAAGAGAAAATTATAAAAAAGACTACGAACAAAATAAAAAAGAACATTTTTCTAATTCTATAGAACTAAGAGAATTTTTTGAAGATGGGAAAGCCATTTTAGAGTGGTTTAAAAAGAAGAAAAAAATGTATTTTAGTCAACGTGGATGGTGGTTGGCAGGTATTGAAGTTCCTATTTTAATTGCGTTTAATCCCGTTTATAAAAACATACTATACAAGGGGTACATAGACGTAGTGATGTATTGTGAACGTTCAAATAAAATAAAGTTAATCGATATTAAAACCTCTACTAGAGGGTGGAAAGAAAAAGAAAAAACAGATGAAACTAAATTAATGCAATTAGTTTTATATAAAAAGTTTTTTGCTGAACAATTTAATTTCCCAATAGACGATATTGAAATAGAATATTTTATTGTAAAACGCAAACAACACAACCATCCTGATTATCCTAATAGCAGAATCCAAACATTTGCCCCAGCTTCAGGTAAAGTAAAATTAAATAAAACTACTAAAGCAATAAATGAGTTTGTTGAAAAAACATTAGATCAAGAAGGTAAACATAAAACAGACCCTATGATTAAATTACCTAGTAAAAATTGCACTTACTGCCCCTTTAATAATTCACCTGAATTTTGTGATAAGGGGTTATCTTAATATCTCTCCATATATTTATATACAACAATTAAATATTAAACGTTATGAACAAAAAAGATATGGTTTTAACCAGCGTCAAAATACAAAGTGAATTATTTGACGAGTTTAAAGTTTCGTGTGTTAGACATAAGTTTTCATTTCAAAAACTTGCCGATCGCGCAATTCATTTGTACCTTACAGACGACAATTTTAGAAAAATCATCCACAACCACAACATTTTAGAAACAAAATAATTTATGAAAGAAGGTTATATTCCTCAGAATCAAAGAAAGAAAATTCTATTGATTACTGATGACATCCGACTTCCCTCAGGAGTAGGAAATGTCGGTAGAGAAATAGTTATACATACCTCCCACCACTATAATTGGGTTTGTATAGGGGCAGCTATTAAACATCCCGAAGCAGGTAAGCGTTTTGATTTAAGTCAAGACACAAACCAAAATGCAAACATAACAGATTCAAATGTAATTTTATATCCATTTGATGGTTATGGTAATCCTGATTTTGTAAGATACTTAATCAAAACCGAAAAACCAGATGCGATAATGTTAATTACTGATCCTCGTTATTTTATGTGGTTGTTTCAAATTGAAAACGAAATTAGAAAACATATACCAATTTTATATCTTAATATTTGGGACGATTATCCTGCACCTATGTACAATCAAGCCTTTTATGCATCGTGTGATGCATTATTAGGTATTTCAAAACAAACAGTAAATATTAATAAATTGGTTTTAGGGGATAAAGCTAAAAACAAAGTTATAGAGTATGTACCCCATGGATTAAATCATGAAATATTTTTCCCAATCCCAAATAAAGAACAAAATAAAGAATTTCAAGAATATAAAAAGAATTTATTTGGAGGGAAGGAATATGATTTTATAGTTTATTTTAATTCTCGAAATATCCGCCGTAAACAAATTCCAGATACCATTTTGGCATTTAATTATTTTGTTCAGCAATTGCCTAAAGAAAAAGCAGCCAAATGCGCCATGTTATTACATTGCGATCCTATAGACGATAATGGTACGGATTTAACAGCAGTTATAGAAACTTTGTGTTCTAGCGATACTAATTTTATTTTTAGTACTGGTAGAAAAAACATTGTAGAAATGAATTTTATGTATAATATGGCTGATGTTCAAATTTTATTGACATCAAACGAAGGGTGGGGGTTATCTTTAACTGAAGCTATGTTAGCCGGAGTACCTATTATAGCTAATGTAACTGGGGGCATGCAAGACCAAATGCGCTTTGAATTTGAGGATGGTACTTGGATTAATTTTGATGCTGATTTCCCCTCAAATCATAGAGGTACTTATAAAAAACACGGTAAATGGGCTTTCCCGGTTTATCCTTCAAATCATTCGATTCAAGGCTCACCTATAACCCCTTACATTTTTGATGATAGATGTAAATGGGAAGATGCAGCTAAACAAATTATAAATGTTTATAATTTAGGCCCTGAAGAACGTAAATTTAGGGGATTAGCTGGGCGTGAATGGGCTATAAGTGATGAAGCAGGATTTACTTCACAACACCAAGCTAAACGTTTTATCCAATACACAGATAAATTATTTGATGTTTGGGTCCCAAGAGAAAAATTTGAATTAATCGAAGCCAACAAATTCCAAAAATCTAAATTAAACCATAAATTAATATATTAATGAAACCGTTATTTATAATTAGTTGTCCTATTGATTGTTATAGTGGATACTCCTCGAGAAGTCGTGATTTAGTAAAAGCTATAATTGAATTAGATAAATACGATGTGAAAATATTACCTCAAAGGTGGGGAGGAACCCCCTGGGGTTTTATAGAAGACAATCCTGAATGGAAATTTCTAGAAAAACATATTTTACCAAATGGGCAAATTCCCCGCCAACCCGAAATTTGGGCTCAAGTTACAATTCCTAATGAATTCCAACCCATAGGAAAATTTAATATTGGATTTACAGCAGGCATTGAAACCACAGTTTGTAATCCTACTTGGATCGACGGTCTAAACAAGATGGATTTAAATATTGTATCTTCAAAACATGCTAAAGATGTATTTTTAAATGCTAAATTTGAAGAAAGAAATCAACAAACCAACCAAGTTGTTAGACAAATCAAACTTGAAAAACCAGTAGAAATTTTATTCGAGGGTGTAGATTTAAATATCTATAAATTGTTAGATAAACTACCCCAAAATGAACTATTTGACCATATAAATTCTATCCCCGAATCATTTGCTTATTTGTATTTGGGGGCATGGATACAGGGAGACTTTGGTGAAGACCGTAAAAACACTAGTTTATTAGTTAAAGCATTTTATGAAACATTTAAAAATAAAAAACAAAAACCAGCTTTAATTTTAAAAACTAGTGGTGTAGGTTCTTCTTATATGGACCGAGATATGATTTTGGATAAAATATATCAAATTAAAAAAACAGTTAATTCAAAAGATTTACCTAATATTTACCTTTTACACGGTGAATTTAGTGATGCCGAAATTAATGAAATTTATAATCACCCCAAAGTTAAAGCTATGGTTAGTTTAACCAAAGGTGAAGGTTTTGGTCGTCCCCTACTTGAATTTACTCAATGTAAAAAACCTGTTATAACCACAAATTGGAGTGGACATACCGATTTTCTAGATCCCCAAATGTCTATCCTATTAGGGGGCCAGCTAACTCCAGTACACCCAAGTGTAGTTAATGACTGGATTATTAAAGATAGTCAGTGGTTTTCAGTTGATCACGGGCAAGTAGGCCATTATTTAAGAGATGTATTTGAAAATTATAAAAATTATACTGATAGAGCTAAACGCCAGGCATACAAATCTAAAACAGAGTTTAGTTGGGATAAAATGAAAGAAAAATTAAACCAAATTTTAGAAGGTAGTATACCAGAATTTCCATCCCAAGTACAATTGAAATTGCCTTCTTTGAAAAAAATAGAACTTCCAAAACTCAAAAAAGTAGAAACAAATGGATAATTTAGTTATATGTGAACGTTGTGGTAGTGATGCCTGCTTTATGCAAGAAATAAATGATAAAATCAAATTACATCATTGCATGGGGTGTGGATTTCAAGCCAATACTATAATGACTCGTGGCTCAGAATTTTTAAAAGAGCAAATAGAAATTTTACCTGAACTATATAAAGAATTAATGGTTGAAGATGAAAATGGAACTATTTGGATGCCATCAACTGTTAATATACCTTCTAAGGGCATGGTATTTGCAAACGGTACTAATAAAAATAATTGGCAATGGGCGGCTGTAAAAGCTATACCTATGCCTGAAGATGAAAAAGCTAAATTTAAATCAAAAGGTAAAGAATATGAATGGAAAATGGATATGGAAACACTAAAACTTTATCCTGAACGTGATTACATCGAAGCTCTTTCGTATATTGATGTGTTGCCTGAATAATTATGAAAATAAGTTACGCTATAACAGTAAAAGATGAACTAAACGAATTACAACGTTTAGTTAATTTTCTTATTGACAGGAAAAGAACTGAAGATGAAATTGTTATTTTATACGACTCAAAGAATGGTAGCAAAGCAGTTGAAGAATGGCTGCGAGCAAACTCAGTAGCAGAAAACAACTACCGTTGGTATGGTAGAGAATTTGATAACCATTTTGCAGAACATAAAAATTATTTGAATAGTTTATGTACAGGCACCTACATATTCCAAATTGATTCAGATGAACTTCCACACGAACAATTAATTGAAAATTTACCTTTTGTGCTACAGCATAACTCGGCAGTTGAACTTTATGCAGTATCTAGAGTGAACACCGTAGAAGGATTAACCCAAGACCATACCCAGAAATGGGGATGGAATGTAAATGAGAAAGGGTGGGTAAATTGGCCGGATTTTCAAACTCGTATCTATAAAAACGTACCTGAAATAAAGTGGGTAAATAAAGTTCATGAAAAAGTTGATGGGCATAAGCAATTTGCGTATCTCCCTATGGATGAAGAATATGCTTTGTATCACCCAAAAACAATTAAGAGACAAGAAAAACAAAATAATTATTACGATACGTTATGAAAAAAATATGGTATGCCCCCTATAAATTTGAATCTTATGGGGAAGAAGAAATTAAAGCAGTAGAAGAATCTCTTCGTTCAGGATGGTTAGGAGGACAAGGTCCTAAATCCGTAGAATTTGAGGAAAAAATTGCTAAACGTTTTGGAAAAAAATACGGCATATTTGTGAATTCAGGTTCATCGGCTTGTTTATTAGCAATTGCCTCCCTAAATTTACCTAAAGGGTGCAAAATTATTACTCCAGCATGTACATTTTCAACTACATTAGCTCCTATTATTCAATTAGGTTACAAGCCTAAATTTGTAGATGTAGGATTAAATGATTACGTAGCTAATATTGATCAAATAATAGCAGCTATCACTCCTGATGTAAAAGCAATTATGTTACCTAATTTAATTGGTAATAAACCAGACTGGAAACGTTTAAAACAAGAAATTAAATTATTAGGTCGAACCGATATTATTTTAATTGAAGATTCAGCTGATACAGTTACTGAAACTTTAGAATCAGATGTGGCGACAACTAGTTTTTATGCTTCACACGTTATTACAGCCGGTGGTGTAGGTGGTATGGTAATGTTCAATGATAAAAAGTATGTTACTAAGTGTCTACAATACAGAGACTGGGGCCGTTTGGGTGATGATTCGGAGATTATGGATGATCGTTTTAATCACATTATAGACGGTATTCCTTATGATCATAAATTTTTATATTCTGTATTAGGATACCATATGAAAGCTTGTGAAATGAATGCTGCGTTTGGATTAGTTCAATTACATCGTTTTGAAAAATTCTCACAAATTAGAAGAGAAAATATTGAACGTTATATTGAAAATCTTCAGGGTGTAGGTGATTTGGTTTTACCTGATGATTCAATTAAGCCAAATTGGTTAGCTATTCCTTTGCAAACCGAAAAACGTTATGAATTACTTAATTTCTTAGAAAATAATAACATTCAAACAAGAGTAACATTTGCGGGTAACGTAACACGCCACCCTGTTTATAGAGAATATCTACAAGAATTTACCAACTCAGATACTATTATGAAAAATGGATTTTTGTTAGGTGCCCACCATGGAATGACTATCGAGGATGTAGATTATGTCTGTGATAAAATCAAAGAATTTTTTAAATGAAAGTAGTAGTATTAGGTGATGGGCTTTTAGGAAGCGAAATTATTAAACAAACTAATTGGGGTTATATCTCTCGTAAAAAAGATAAGATAGACATTTTTGATTTTAATAGTTGGATGTACAAACTTAGTTCATACGATACAGTAATTAATTGCATAGCCAATACAAATACTTACTCAGATGAAAAAGAACTGCATTGGAAAATTAATTATGAATTTGTTGATACTTTAGTAACATTTTGTAATGAAACCGGAAAAAAACTGGTTCACATATCTACAGATTACATATATTCAAATTCTAAATCAGAGGCGTCTGAAGAAGATGTTCCGGTTCATTTAGAAACATGGTATGGTTATACTAAATTACTAGGGGATGCTCATATACAATTAAAATCAAATAATTATTTAATAATTAGGACCTCCCATAAACCATACCCCTTCCCATATAAAGAAGCTTGGTCTAATCAATATACAAATGGTGACTATGTAGATAAAATATCTAAATTAATTATAGAATTAATTGCTCTGGATCAATCAGGGGTGTTCAATGTTGGGACAAATGTAAAAACTTGGTATGATTTAACTAAAAATGAATTTAATACCTTTCCTATTAGTTCCCCATTAAATGTTCCCTTAAATGTTTCAATGAACATAAATAAATTAAATAATGTTATTAAAAGAATTAATTAATAGATCAGCATACGGAACAATAGGATATATATCATCCCAAGAAGATTTATATACCCTTGAACAATATATTCTTTATAATTTACCAATTTTAAAAGAATATAAGCAAATTATTATTGCTACTAATTATAAAAATTATCCGGAATTTGTAGAAGAAAATACTCAATTATGGAAAAAATATTTCCCGGAATGTGTTATTATAGATTTAAAAAATAATAGAGGGCCTAATTTTGGGTACTGTGATTTAGATGATGCTCTTTTTGATTATTGTAAAGAAAATAATATTGAATGGTTATGTAAATCAGCCAATGATATAATTGTTCAAGAATCAATTTTAAATAAAGAAATTGAAGAAGCTGATTTTTACTATTTAAATGGAATTGGATATGGGGGGATGGTTTCCTACAATTTTGATTTTAATAAGATTATAAATGAAGATTTTTATCCTCAAACTAATTTTTATTTTATAAATATTTCTAAAACAGATTATTTAAATGATAAAAATCACGTAACTGAAATTTATAATAAAGTTCAAAACATATCTGATTATAATGGAAAAGCTTGGGAATATGGATTTAGAAGTTGTGAAGCATTATTAGCGGAATGTATAGAAAGAAATAAACTTTCTAAATATCATTTGGTTCCCCCTGAAGAATATCGTATATTGCTATTATTCATACAGAATAATAATATACACGACCCTAGCCATAAAAATATTATGATTGAGGGGATATGTCATTATCCATATATAAACCAACCTATAATAGAAATATGAATAAATTTTTAATATTAACCACTAATTTAGGTGGTAAAGACAATTTAATTGACCCTCCCAAAAACAATTGAGAGACAAGAAAAACAAAATAATTATTACGATACGTTATAAAAATTATGATAGAAACTATAACTTATAAAAACAAAATTTATCCTAAATTTCAAGCTGAAGGTTATGCTTCTCAATTTGCAATTTCATTTGCAAAACATGTATGTAAGGGAAAAGGAGTAGATGTGGGGTGTAATAGAAATGAATGGGCGTTTCCCGGAGCTTATCCTGTTGATCCTATTATTAATGGATATGATGCATTGAATTTTCCATATGAAAATTTAGATTATATCTTTAGCTCACATTGTTTAGAACATTTAAACAGTTGGGTTAGTGTGTTAAATTATTGGACTTCTAAATTAAAACCTGGTGGAGTATTATTTTTATACTTACCCGATTATTCTCAAGAATATTGGAGACCTTGGAATAATAGAAAACACCTAAATATATTCACCCCAGAAATTATTTTTGATTATATGAATGACAATGGTTATAAAAATATATTTAAATCGGGGGTTGATTTAAATAATGCATTTATGGTAATGGGGGAAAAAATATGAAATATATAGTAACAGGTTATACTGGGTTTATAGGAAAATCTTTATTAGAAAGATTAGATGGAGATATTCTTACTATTGGGCGAGAATGGAAATATGATATAAACCTTCCAAATCAAATTAAATTATTCAATCCTGATTATATTATACATTGTGCGGCTGAAATAAAAGATTCATCTAAAACATTTGAATCAAACGTATTAATGACTCATTGGCTATTAGAAACAACTTTAGACATTAATTATAAAGCCTTTATTAATATAGGATCTTCATCAGAATATGGGAATACTCCTTACCCAATATCTGAAAAAGAACTCCTTAAACCTCGAACAATGTATGAAGCCACAAAAGGAGCAGGAACTTTATTATGCCAAGGATATTCAAGAGAATATGATAAACCCATATCTACAGTAAGACCATTTAGTGTTTATGGAATAAATGAACCTAAAAATAGATTGATCCCAACATTATTTAGAAATTTTAAAAACCAACTTCCATCTAAAATAAGCCTTGGGGTACATGACTTCATCCATATTGACGATTTTATTGATGGTTTACTTTCAGTTCTTTATTCAGAAAAAGAATTAATGAAAGGAGATATAGTACATTTTGGGAGTGGAACTCAATATTCAAATTTAGAAGTATTTAATATTATTAAAAATATGTTTAACTCTAGTTTGGAATATGAAAAAATAGATAATATATTTAATAAATATGATAGTTTAAATTGGGTAGCTGATATAAGTTATGCTAAATCAAAATATAAATTTAACCCTAAATATACTTTAGAAACCGGCCTTAAAGAATTATATGAAAAATATTATAGATAAATTAAACAAACGAATTTTAGAAATTAGTATTAAGCATAATCTATCTCATTTAGGTAGTTGTTTTACTGCTTTGCCTATTATCTTTAAAATATATAGTAAGAAAAAACCAGAAGATAAATTTGTGTTATCTAGCGGACATGCAGGATTAGCTTTATATGTTGTTTTAGAACATTTTCATAATGTTGATGCCGAACATTTATTAGAAACACATGGTATACATCCGGAGCGTGATTTGGAAAATTTTATAGATGTTTCAACAGGTAGTTTAGGTTTAGGCATAACAATAGCTACGGGTATAGCTACATCAAACCCTAATATAAATGTATATTGCTTAATCTCGGATGGTGAATGTGCTGAGGGAAGTATTTGGGAAACTTTACGTTTTATTGATGAAGAAAACATATCTAATATAGAAATCCATGCCAATGTGAATGGATGGGCAGCTTATAAACCAGTTGATACTGAAAAACTAACTAATAGATTAAAAGCTTTTTTACCAAGTATAAACATCCATTATACTGATGTAAATGAAGTTATTAAATTTGAAACGCCTTTAGCGGCACATTATACTGTAATAAATAAATAAAAATAAAATATGTTTGGACACAACGAAAAGAAAAACAGTGGAATCATATTTGATGATATAACCCTTCCAGGAGTAAAAGAAGCTATTGATGTATTTTTAATAAAATATAAAGATATTATTACATCATTAGAATATGTAAATAGTGTAAATATGCTTATTGTAAAATTATACTAAAAATGAGAAGAACATTTGTTAAATATTTAGAATCTAAAATAGAACAAGATCCTTCTATTTTATTAATTACAGCTGATTTGGGTTATGGTATGTTTGATAATATTAAAGATAAATACCCAAATAATTTCATCAACTGCGGAGCATCAGAACAACTAATGATTGGGTTGTGTGTTGGTGCTGCATATGAGGGGAAAAAACCAATAGCATATTCAATTACTCCATTTTTATTATATCGTCCTTTTGAATTACTTAGAAATTATGTCAATAAAGAAAAATTAAATATTAAATTAATAGGATCGGGTAGAGACAAAGATTATTCTCATGATGGTTTTAGTCATTGGGCTGAAGAAGATAGAGATGTAATGTTGAATTCTTTTAAAAATATTAAATCATATTGGCCTGAAATGGATAATATTAATCAAACATTAGATGAAATATTCAATTACAATGGTCCTTGTTATATAAACTTAAAACGATAAAAAATATGTTAGAAAATTACAAAAAACATGAAAATGGAGTTATTGAACAAATTATAAAAAATAAATTTAATTATACTCCGGATTATGTAATAAAAAGTTATGATGCGTATGGTGAAATTACGCATAGAATGTCTTATTTAAGGCTTGGTCATCTTATAGGAAGTTTAGGTTATATACCTAATTCTGTTTTAGATGTAGGGTATGGAAATGGTTCTTTTTTGCAGGCGTGTTCAAATATTATTCCTAGTTGCTATGGCAGCGATGTTTCAAATTATAAATTACCTTCCAATATCCAGTTTATTGACAACATATACGAGTCAGAATTTGATGTTGTTACATTTTATGATGTACTAGAGCATTTTGAAAGTATATATGATATTAAAAATTTAAAAACAAAATATATAGTAATATCTTTACCTGACTGTCATTATTTTTCAGATGAGTGGTTTAATGATTGGAAACATAGGAGACCAGATGAACATTTTTGGCATTTTAATAAACAAAGTCTTATAAATTTTATGCTAGAATTAGGTTACACATGTACACACACATCTAATATAGAAGATACTATTCGAAAAAATAATAAAGAATACTCTAATATATTAACAGCTGTTTTTAAAAAATAAATAATATATGAAGGTAGCATTTTGTACACATGTATCAGATAATTGGTATTACTCTGTTGGAGCCGATAAATTAACTAAATCTATTAATAAAATTCATCCTGAGATTGATTTTTATTGTTTTGGAGATAAACAACTAAATGAATTATTTTCAATCCATCCAAATGTTAATTGGAATACAGTTCATCCTTTTGTAACATATCAACTAATAGATGATTATGATATGGTAGTTCACTTTGATGCTGACAGTATGGTTGTAGGTAAACTAGATGAATTATTAAATGAATCTAATTTAGAATTTGATATTATAGGAGTTAGAAACAACAATGACTATAACCAAGCCGGAAAAGACCATTATATAACTAATCCAGGATTAGATCCTCAAAAATACCTAAACGCAGGTTTAGTAGCTGTTACTAATAAATTATTTTTAGAAGATTGGATGAAAAGAAATATAGCGTATGGTAATGATATGCCTTTTCAAGAACAATCTATTTTAAATGAAATAGCCCCAGATTGGAAAACTAAAATTATAGATCCTATAGAATCAAATATATATTATGGTATATCTAATTTATACGGGAATAATACTCATTGGGATAGCTGGATGGATATTCAGTTAATTGATAATGAATTAATACTTAATAATAAAAAAGTCAAGGTATTACATCATGCCGGGGGGAGTGTTGCTAACAAATTAGATTTTGATTTATTTAATGAAAAAGTAAAACAATATTTAATACAAATTTATGAAAATAATAATTAATCAACCTTTTGGGATTGGTGACATTTTATTTTTATCTCCTTTAGTTGCTCAACTAGATGTTAAGCATATTATTTGGCCGGTTGTTGATCATTATTACTGGGTAAAAGATTACATAAATATAGATAATCTAATATTCATAAAAACTTCTGAATTTAACCCCTCAGACTATAAAGAATATATAGAAATACCTTTATATAGATCCCATTCGTTAATTCCTCAATCCCAAGATTGTATGGAAGCTAAATATATGTTATTAGGAGCTAATCTTGAGTTATGGAAAACCTTAAAATTTAATAGAAATACAAAAAAAGAAAATCAGCTAAAACAATATTTAAATATATCATCAGATGATAAATTTATATTTGTTAATAATAATTTTGCTGGACCAGAATATAATTATAAAGTAGATATTAAACCTCAAACTGATCTAAAAATAATCTACCAGAACTATATTGAAGGATTTACTTTATTAGATTGGTGTGGTGTATTAGAACAAGCAAGTGAAATTCATACTGTGGTTACATCTTTATTTTTTATAATAGAGGCTTTGAAATTAGAAAAAATTCCATTACATTTATATCCAAGAAAACCATTAGATAAAGATTTATCCCCTATAAAAACGTTAATAAGTAATAAATGGATTTGCCATGAATAAAATAAAAGTTTTTTTAAGACAATGGAATGGTGCTATTAATAGAAAACAAAATGTAAGACCTGAATGGTTTTCTTATGAAAAGTGTTACCATTCTATTAAGAAAGCAAATATAGATCTAACTATATTACTTGATGGGGCGCAAGAAAATCATCATTTTCAATTTAATAGAAATGATAAAATAATTGAATATTTAGGGGGTAGTGATGCTGCTAGTTTTAAATTTTGTCTTGAAACTATTAAAAACTCAAATCCGCAAGATGGTGATATAATTTATATAGTTGAAGATGATTACATGCATCGTCCTAATTGGGAATTGATATTAAAGGAAGCATTTGATAATTTTGATGTTGATTATGTTACATTATATGATCACCCTGATAAATATTTTTTGCCTATGTATAATAATTTGCAATCAAAAATTTTACATACACAAACAAGTCATTGGAGAACTACTCCATCAACTTGTAACACGTATGCCGGCAAGTGGCAAACATTTAAAAAACATTGGGATACCCATATGAAATATTGTAGTCCTGAGCATACACATGACGGATATGATCATACAAAATTTATAGATTTATGGAATCAAGGATCTAACTTAATATCACCCCTACCAGGATATTCAACACATTGTGAGGTATCTTTTTTATCACCATTAATAGACTGGAATGGAATATGATCCCAGTAATTATTCTCGTTCCTTTTTATTTAGAAATGTAAAAAATAAAAATGCTCTTATCTGTAATTATACCAACATATAAATCACCCGATACTCTAGATTTATGTTTGCGTTCTGCAATTGAAGGCCAACAAAACAAAAACCAAATAATAGTAGTAGTAGATGGTTTTTATGATTTAAATAAAGAAATATTAGAAAAATGGAGCCAACATATTGATATTTTAAATTTAGAAGAAAATGTTGGTTTATGTAGAGGTACTAATTTAGGAGTATATAACGCCCAACACGACAGAATATTAATTGTAAATGATGATAACGTTTTCCCCAAAAATTGGGATACTAAATTATACAATCAACTAAAACCAAATTATGTAATTACCCCCAATCAAATTGAACCTAACCCTAGTATGTTTCCTCAATTCCATATTCAAAACTTAGGAAACATAGATGAATTTAATCTAGATAATTTCTGGGAATATGAAAGCAAAACATCAGTTAACAATCTAGAATTTAATGGTAGCACCCTCCCTATATTTATGTTTAAATTAGATTATTTAAGATTAGGGGGGTGGGATGAAAACTATGAAAATGGGATGGTAGCAGATTGGGATTTCTTTTTGAAATGCAATTTATCAAATATGAATATGATAAGAATTTACAATTGCCATTTTTACCATTTTGCTTCTGTATCTGTTAATAACGAGGCTAGAAATAAAGCTGAGATAAATGGGCACGAATATGCCCAATATAAGTGGGGTTCTTATATAAAACATAACCCTACTAATAATCTGAAATATTTATAATCATGAAACATAAAGTCTCATATCCCATTAAATTAAATTTTGAGTATTCTTGTAAAGAAGACTTGGAAGAAATGGTTGAAAATAGTAAATTAAACCAATTCTTAATTGAAAATACATTTGAACCTTTAAAACAAGCAATTGTTAAAAATAAAGCTAAATGTGTTTTATATGAAGTGGGGGATTTCAACTATAAAGTTATAGTAAAAAAAGATGAATATAAAACTCTTATAGATAAAATACTGTCTCACTACGAAAAAAAAGAGGATTATGATATGTGTATCGAATTAGTTAAACTTAAAGAAAAAATAAAATGAGTCAGTATTATTATTATTCTAAAAACGATAAGAATAAAGAAAAATTAGGTGTAATTAATGCCTACAGCCAAGAAGAAGCAGTAGAAAAACTTGCTATAACTAAAAAAATAGATATTAATTCACTCTTAAGTTTGTGGGAAATTAAAAAAATAGAAAATGAATCCAAAACGGGATTTTAAGGAATATTTTGAAAAGGTTTTAGGAACTAAAATAGAAATTCAAGGAAAATCTGTTAATTCTAAGGATCAAGAGCGTTATTGCTTTGTTAGTTTTATAGACAATTATAGAAAAGCTATACAACGTACTATATTATTACAAAAAGAACACGATATTAATTTTTATAGTTGGGACTCCTTATTTGCTGAGTCTATTGAAAGTTTAATTAATTTTACCTTTGATAAAGAATTATCTAAACTTATACTTTGGTTTATTTATAAACACCCCTTTGTCGAAAAAGAAGAAGAAAAAATAATAACAGATCCTAATGGTAACCCCCACCTTATAGAAACTAGTGAAGATTTATATGAATTAATTTTGCTACTTGAAAGTTTATAATTATATTTAAATACTATGGAAAATAAAAAATGTATGTCGTGCGGGGAATTAATACACCCCAAACGACTTGAAATAATACCTAATACTAAATGCTGTGTTAATTGTTCTGAGGTAGGTCGTAAACGCGGATTAACAATACAATTAGGCGAAGGTGATCATACTTATAATGATTTAGTTATTATGAGTGAAAAACAATATTTTAGGTATGTAGAAAGTGAAAATAAAATAGCCAAAGGGCAAAGCAAAGCCGAAATAGTTGATTTTGATAAAGAAGACGAAACCGAAGATACTATTACTCGGTTTGGGATTGATGATATTGAATAATGCCATTAGCAAAACCACTTACAAAAGAACAAATAATAGCTGCTATGGGTGTAACTAAATCCAACAGGGCAGCTGCTCGTTGGTTAAATGTTTCTTACATTCATTATAAAAAATGGGCTAAAAACTACAAAGATGAAAACGGAGTAGTTTTATTTGATAAACATCTAAATCAGGAAGGTAAAGGTATATTGAAGTGGGGAATAAATACTAAAGAACCACCATTAGATGACTTAATTAGTGGTCTTATCCCGATGACAAATTATTCGCCCTCTAAAGTTAAAAAACGCTTATTTCAAGCTGGGTATTTAAGAGAAGAGTGCTATGTATGTCAATTCCACGAACGCAGAGTAACTGATTATAAAATACCTTTATTATTGCATTTTAAAGATAAAAACAAGAAAAATTATAGACTAGATAATTTACAAGTTTTATGTTATAATCATTATTTTTTAATGGTAGAAGATGTATTTAACCCAAATGATCTATCAGTAATTGAAGACTCAGTTCCTAAAAATAATACATCTGAGGCGGTTGAGTGGGAATTAGATGATTTTCAATTAGAACAATTGAATAAATTGGGTTTATACGATCCTCCAAAAGTAATGGACGATGGAAGTGAATTTATTTCTCGATTATGAAACATAAAAAGCACGATAAAATAGTAAATGATTACCAAAAAACTAAATCTAAACATTTAGAAAAATTAGTTACTGAAATGCTTAAAAATCAAGATAAATTAGATAAATTAAAAAATAAAAAATCAAACGGTAAGTTTTTAAACTTATTCTAGATTGGGTTATGTATGGTTACACAATTTAAAAACTGTACAAAATGGCAGCAAAAGTAAAATCCGCAGCATCCACTCTTACTTACAAAGAAAAGAAAAAAGTTAGACGTAAAGGAGTACACGCAAAAACAAAAATGTCAAATTCAAAACTAAGTAAAAATTATAAAAAGCCTTATGTAGGCCAAGGTCATTAAAATCAAATTTATGAGTAAAACATCAAATTTTCAAAAACTCGCTTGCTTAAAAGACTATATTAAAGATTTAC